AACCTGCTTGTTCTCTTTCAAGAAAAACCTCAAACATTTCTGTAGGTCCTTCTACTAAAGCACCACGTAATACTCCTTTACCTCCTGCAACTGCAGTAGCACCAACTACTCCTCTTTTATTTACCTGTGATGTAAATTTTTTAGTTAGACTTCCTTTAGGTGCAAACTTAATTAATGTTACAAATTTATCTGCAAGAAAACCAAGAGGAGCACTAATTATTGCATTTTCACGTGCTGATTCTATATCTAAATCTTTAGCATGTTCTCTAACTAATGCCTGTGTATTAACAAAGTTACCAAATTGTTGTACTCCATATGTAGCTACACCAGCAATAAAACCAGTAATAGGAGCTAATGGACCAGATACCATTGCTACACCCATACCTACTAATAAAGGAATAGCCATTTGTGGTCCAGCTTGAGCTATAGATTCTAAAATAAAACTAGGAACTTGATTACCTGCTTTAATTAAACCCTGTTCTTCTGCTATTCTTTGTATATCACTAGCAGTTAAAGTAGGTATATTATTCATTTCTTCAGCAGCAGCTTCTGCTTTAGCATTAGCCATTAATTTATCACGTTCATCAACATCTGCCATAGCTATTTCAAGACCAGCATAAACATCAGTTAAACTTTCAAAACCTCCTGTAATAGAAGCCCAAAGTGATTCAAAAAATCCATAATCTTCTGCTTGTTTTTTAAATATATTTTTATTATTCCATTCTTCTAAAGCACTATTTACATTTTGTTCTTCTAGTTTTATTTGACTATTTACAATCTCTTGTTCTGTAGGTGGTATTTTTTGTTCTGCTAAACGATTAATAACAAGTTCTTTTGTATATTTATCTTTTAAAGATACAGGTAAATCTGTTTGTTCTACATAGAATGAAAGAGCTTGCATTTTTTCTGTTTTATCTATTTCAGTATCAGTTAGTAAACCAGCTAATTGCATTTGCCTTTCTTCATTTTCTTCTGCTTTAATTTTATTTTGTAGATTTTCTATATAAGCAGATTTTCCTCGTTCTTGATACTCTTTAGTTATATTTAAATAGTTTGATATAATATCTCCACCACCTAATACAGCACCATAATAATTATTATTAGTATCTAATGGTGTAGTTTCTTGAGGTGGTTGATAAGGAGCACCATTATTTACAGTAACATTATTTTCATTATTTTCTAAACTTGGTAAATCTTTAAACATATATTGTCCTAATTATTTTGTGCCAAATATATTTAATATTTGTGGTGTTTGTGTCATTAAATTACCGCCCAGTACTGTCATATCTGACCACATACCACTTTTACTAGCAGCTGTATTAGCTTGAGAACCATAATTTGCAGACATAGTATTAAGTCTACTTATTTCATTACCATACCCTTCAGCAACATTAACATTACCTATATTACCAGAAGCTTGTGAACCAAGAGAACCTAGAGCACCAACATAACCTGAAGTTCCTCCTTGTCCTAAAACATTACCCATACTACCTGATATTGCTGCTTGTTGTATTCTAGCTTGTCTTATAGCTGCTAATCTTTGTCGTTTATTTTGTATTTGATTAAATCTATTTCTTTGAGCATCTGCTGCATTTTTAGCTTCTACCTGTTGTCGTTGAAAACCTGCTTGTTGACTAGCATATTTTTGAGATTGTATAGTTGAGTATCCTTGCGTAAGAAGACTACCAGCAGATAATACTGTACCCATTGATAATCCACCACCTACACCAACAGTACCTATACTACCCAGACCGCCATATGAACCCCAAGCAGCAGTAGATGTTCCTGCTGTAGCATAACCTAGTCCTACTCCAATTGCAATTGGTGCTACTTTTTTTACTACTCCACCCATATTATATCTCCAATACTGTTAAATAATTTAATAAACCATCATCTGTAAGTAAAATACCATTTGGTACTGGTTTAGCTCCAAATACTATATTAAACTTTCTTTCTTTCTTTGATTCACATATACCAAAAACTTTTTTAATACCTCTGTTTCTAAGTTCTTGTTTAACTGTTTCTAATCCTTTTAGATATCTTTTAAACTTATTATGACTCCATGAATGACATTCTATATGCATTATCCATTCATTCATTTCTTTACTAAAACTAATACCTATAAAGCCATTGTCTGACTCATCATATAACTTTTCCATATTACGGAGTTGATAGCATAGTTACTGGATGTCCCCATCCTAATAACTTCATGTCCTTACCTGCTTCTGACCTAATATATAAACTTAAACATTTACCTGAACCCCTAAGTTTATTTTTAGTTACTACCATAGAGTCACCACTATCATAAGCATCACTTGCTCCTGATGGTGTATAGTTTCTTAGTATTCTATATGCTTGAAACTCATTACCCCATTTACCATTAGCTGCAGAATTAGACCAACCCCATTGTGCTTGTACTTTACAAGATGACTGGTTCTTAAATACTAAGTCATCACCTGATGCTAAAAAACCATCTTCTGTTTTTTGTAAATAAAAGAAGACATAAGGTATTTGTTTTTGTCTCATTATATCACCAAACAATTCATATCCTGTATAAAGATAACTAGAATAATCTACTCCTACACTATCTTTAGTTTTCCAGTCTAAGAAATCACTACCATTATATTTAGATAGTGTAAATGATGTTCCTACAATAGTAAGAAAACTAAACTGCTCTGTTCTACTTGTAGCTACATCATCAGGTACTACAACTGTATCTCCTGCAGTAACTAACACAGTATCTGTTCCTGCTACAACAGATTCTTCTCTAGCTGATACTGAATATCCTGGCATTGCTACATAGTCTGCTACATAAGGTGAATCTGATGCTAAACTAGATAACTCATTTTTAGACCAAGCTTTTAAAGTTAGGTCATAAATTAATTCTTTATTATAACTATTAGGATAATTAGAAGAAGAATAATCTGCACTATCATTATATAAGTATCTAACTCTATTTTCTTTTTCATCATAGATACCTTTACAGAAGTCTTTACCTAGTTCAGGTATCTTAAGATATAAATCTTGTATTGATGTTAATGATAAAGATTCTGCTGCAAATCTACCTGATGCTGTGTCAGGTTTAAGTAGATATATACCAGCTTTAGACCAGTAAATAAAGTTACCATTTACATTAACTACAGAGTCTCCATTAGTAATACCATTAGTAGATATTTTACTTGCTTGGAAAGATGTAGCAATAAACCCTCCAGTATCTCCATAAACCTCCCACACGCCATTTTCTGCAAAAACTAATACTGAGGCTTGGGATGCTATAATTTTAACAACACGAGTGATATCTGGTATTTGTATTGAACCACCATCTGTGTCTATTAAATCATTAATACCTGGGTCTGTTGGGTCAGCTTCTTGATGACATTTACCTAAATCATCATCTGATTTAATAATTTTACTAAAGAAAATATAACCTGAATAATTAGGAGACCTAATATCACTACCAGTTACCTCTGATTCTACTCCTGAATAAAATAATCTTTGTGCATAAGAAGTAATAGTACTTATGTTACCTTCCTCTCTGTCAGTAGGTAATCCAGATGATACATCTGAAGCATTCATTCTACCTACACCACGTTCAAAAGCATCAATAATAAAACTACCTTTAGCTATTTGATAGTTAGAAAATGAGTTTTTTACTAATGTATCTGGGTCATACTTTTCATAGTCAGCACTAGCTGTATTAGATATTTTACCTAATGTCCAGTTATCTGCATTAGATGGGTACTGTCCTAGTTCTGTAAATGTATAATCAATTGCATCAGCACCAGTACTTGTTACAATATTTTTATTCCAACCTTGATTACGTAAGTTATATTTGTGTTCATTACTTAATGTAGTAGGTCTAGTATCAAGAAATAAAGAATCATCTACACCATAGATATCTCTTATTTCTAATTGAATAGTTGATTGAGTTACAAGACCAGTAGCTTTAGTATAAGTTAATAAAACAGGTCTAGGTAAATCTTTAGAAACAATAACACATTTATTATTAATAACAGAAGTTTCTATTTTACTATTACTTAAAGAAGCTATAGTAATAGGAGAACCACCATTCTTAAGGTTAGCAGATGGAGAATCTGTTAATAGATTCATAAACCATATCTTATCTTTAATACGAACAAGACCTAAGGATACTGATGTATCTCCTCCAGGGCTTTCCCATACATGAAAAGATTGCTTACCTTCTTTAATATCTGTAGCAGTTAAACCTGTAGCTGTTAAAGCATAAGAAGATTCATAGTCGACACCTAACCTTCTAGACCTTGAACCATCACGGTTAAGGACAAAATTAGCTTCATCTATAGATGCATTGTCAGGAAATGTTAACTGATTAGCTTCAGTTATTAATCCTTTAACAAACGACCTATAGGCTGCTTCCGCTTTCTTTGCCATTTACTTCCTCTTTTAATTTTTTCTTAGCTAGTCTTTTTTCTGTTTTAGCTTTAGCTTTTACTCTTTCATCTACCTGTTCTTTAGGTTTTGAATTAGCTAAATAACTAGCAACTGATGTTTCCATAAATACCATTGATGTATATGAACCTGTTAACTCTTTTGGTATCTCTCCACCTTCACTCCACTGAAATACATAGTGTGCTGTGTTAGGTGCAATAACTGCTTGTAAATCCATCTTACCGTGAGTCTTCCAACTCTTTTTGACATTGGTCATGTCTATCTCCTTATTTTACGTCTCTTCCTCTGAGTTTTCCTGCTCTTCTCATTCCACCCATACTTGCCATTGTTGGTCCAGCTCTAAATCTTTTTTTATTTTCTTCTTGTTTAGGAGCTGTTACTTTTTTAGGTGTTTTTAATTTACCTTGTTTATTTTTTTGCATACCACCATATTTAGTATCTTCAGTAATTTGTCTTACATCACCATAATTACCTTTAGGTGCAGCTTGCCTTTTTTTTGCTGCTCCTTCACGGTGAAAGTTAGCATCACCATAAGGAGATTTTGTCATATTTGTAGGTTTATAAACTGAAGTATCCATTTTAGCTGCTTGCTTAGCTTTGTCTGCATTTGCCATAGCTTTAAACATACCACCAGTAGTTTTTACCTGTTCACCTTTCATAGTACCTTTAACACGTGTTTTCTTTTTTTGAGTACGAAACATACTTGTAGGTTGTTCGGCAGATAATATACCTTTCCAACCTCCAGGTATAGGTTGTCTTTCGTCCATTGTAAGTTTCTTTTTTGGTTTTTTTTCTAATGGTCCAAATTTTGCAAGATTCCTTTTTGTTTCCAGTCTCTCTTTTCTAGTCATGTCGTTTTTCCCTTAGTAATTTAGAAGGTTTAATAAAGTCTTCTATTGTTTTAAAAATTGCCATTACCTCTTTCTCCCTTGTTTAAGTTTAAGTTTAGGAATCTTCTTAAACTTCGTAGAAGAATTCTTTGTAAGCATAGTTTTTTTATATGCCTTTTCTGCTTTTTTCTTTTTCTTTCCATACTGCTCTTTATGAATAAACGACAATGTATTAGCTGTAGTAAAACTCAATATTTAGACCCTCCTGTTTTGTTAGAAGAATGTCTACCATAGTTAGGGTATCTAATACCTTTAGCAATCTTCCAAGCATCTTGACTCATTCTACGTCTTTGTGTTATAGATATCTGTTCTGCTTTTTGATTAGCCATTTGTTTCAATGTTAAGAAACAAGCAGACTTGGCTTCATTAAGTAAGTATGTAAACATTTGTACAGGTAAGTCAGGAGTAAATGTATCTGACATTGTAAATGCTACTGACCTTTTACCATGACATTGTGTTTTAGAATTTTGTAATGTAGTATCTAATGCACTTAAATAAGAATCCATAACAATATTTTCATCATCAAAAGATGTAAAATACTGTGGACATTTATCATTAAGTATGTTAAGAGTAATACCAGTAGTATCTGTAACTTTGTAAATATTAGTAGCAGTGCTATCTCTAGCATCTAATATATCCATAAAATCTTCTGGTAATTTATATTCAATAGATTGAAATAAATCTTTAGCTATAGCTGTTTTTTTATTATTATATTTAATAAATTTTAAATCAATAATATCATCAGGTAATCTCATATGAGTAGGTCTAGTATCAGTACCACTAGCTGTTAATTTAAAAAGCTCATATAAAAATGCATAGTTCTTACCATCAATAATATTGTAGTAAGTAGTCTTAATTATCTGTGCTACTTGTAAAGCTTCTACACTATCATTAATGCTATTGACATCATCTGAATCCATGTCAGATAAGATATCTTGAGTCATTGCTAGTAAATTCATTTTAGCCATTAGACTACTCCTAATACTCTTAAAGATAAACTAGCGTATTGAATAGTAGCTGATGCACTAGTTTTAGATTTAACTTCTATATAATCATTAGTAGCCATAGTTGTACTTCCAACAACTGTAATATTTCCCCAATCACTTGTTGTTGTAGTTCTTATACTTCTTGAGCCTGCTATTTCTGTACCATTTTTAAATAAGGCAAACTCTACATTTTTATTACTACCTGAAGCTTGATTACAAGCCATTGCTAAAGTAATTGTAACATTCTTTGTATCTGTACCATCATACCTAAGTCTAGCATTAGGTGATGTTTGAACTGTAAAGTCTGATACAACTCCACTAACCCATGTAGGGTCTAGTAATACATCTGATGTAGTATTAGCTTGTGTGTATGTAGGACTAGCTGAATTAAATGCAATGTAGACATTAGCTACTGCATTAGGTGCTGTCCATGCACCTGAACCAGAACCATTAGCAACATATACAGTCTTATTAGAGGCTGCCGCTACTCCCTTTGGTTCATGTAGGTCACTACCTGTAATAAGATTATGTTGAATAGTTATGGCTTTACCCTCCTTGGGTTGTTTCCTGTATTAAATTAGGGGTAAGCCCTCCTAAGAGGGCATTACCGAGGTATTACTTGTCGTATGCGAATTCTACGACACATCTTGCTTTACCAGTTAACAAATCGTCAGCTGACTTATCTACGATAAGTTGACCTGGATTTGCACCGATGCCTGTACCAATTAATGCACCAGCACCGTTAACAACGTTACCAGCTGTGCCAATAGCTGTTTGAGTTGCCTCAGCAGCTGCGACTAAACCGTCAACGTCAATATCAGTACCATCTTTCTGCTCAAGACCAACTGTTAAGTCAGTAGTAGTAGAAGTAGATGTAAATGCTTCATCAATATACAGAGTAGCAGACACAATAGATGCGTTTGCTGGTATTACTTGTGGTAGGTTGCTGTTAAGAGCAGCAGGCAAGTCATCATATGAGAAGTGCCATTCTGCGGACTTAACTACGCCCATTTTAGTAGACTCTTGACCACCATATTTATTTTTAGTAGTACGAGTACCATAATGATTTGCAACGCCACGAACTGGAGCCATTTCAATAGTCATAACTTTTCTCCTTAGTAAGTTGCTTCATCAGTTAATAGAACGCCTAGTGTATCAGCACGCTGAACACCAAACCCGAACCTAGAAGTAACCTGATATTTATCAGCTCTTTCTTCTTGGTCTCTCCAACCCTCTGTTTGCGGAGCACGTCTCCATGCATGCATAACAGGCTTACATGAATCATCTGCTACGCACATGAACACGTTAACCTTATCACCAACTTCAGCTGTATCATTAGCTAGGTCATATGCTGCACCATTAATAGCTTCTGTTGCTGTAAGTGATGGTAAGAAGTTAGAAGTATAAATATCCCAACCCATAATGTTTCTTACGAAACGATGGTCTCTAGCAAAACCTTCGTTAAGAACACCTTGGAATTGCGGAGTGTTATTAACTACAGATGTTTGTGAGATTAATGAGTTAAGAGTTGCTTCTACGATAGGGTCAACAATTGCAATACGACCTGATGCAGGTGCATTAGCTTTGTCAAACGCTAGTTTCATAGATACAAAGTCAGCAAGAACAACATTTCTTGTTGCTGCTCCAGAACCACCAGCTACCCAACGATGTGGACGACCATTAACTAAGTTAAGGTCTGATGCTGTTTGTCCGCCATTAGCTACGGCTAAAAAACGTCCTTCGTGGTTTTCACCAAGAGCACGTGTTGATTCCATAGCTCTCATAGCCATGAGTGTATCTACTTGTGAACCATCTTCACGTAGGTCATCAGTAACTTTCCAAGCATCACCGATATAATCAGTAATAGATAGAGTAATGTTACCAGTGTCTATGTTAGTAAAGTTCAATGGTGTATCTTCAGCTGCATCTTGAAGTGTTACAGTACCAACTGTTTTAATGTTTAGTGTTGTACCTGAACCGAAGTCTGTTACATCACGATACATTCCTTCTGGAAGAAGGTAGTCGTGTAAGTTATCAAGAATAAACTGAGAATACTGTTGCGATTCAATGAACGCAGTTGTATTTGCAGTATTATGTGCCATTATTAAGTCTCCTTAAGACTGTTGATTTACTTTAGCTTTAGCATTACCCCAAGCAGCTAATAAGTCTTTAGTTGAACCACCTGCTACCTTTGCAGATAAATCAGTTGGTTTAGCTGATTGACTTAGAGCTTCAGTATTAATATCACCACTAGAACTAGCTACTGGTGCTTTAGCTGCAGATAATCCTGCTGCTTTTAATACTACTGTTGGGCTTGTTGCTGCAAGCTCATTTAGTTGACTAACGGATAAACTTAATTCTTTTGCTATAGAGTTATAAGTAACTTCAGCTTTATCACCATACTGTTCAGTAAACTTTGCAGCCACTGACTTAGCATTAGATTCTGCCTTAGCTTTATTTTCTCTAGTAGCAATAGTTTGATTAACCAAATCCATTACACTATCTTGATTAAGTTCTCCACTCTGCACGGTCTGTGCTGGTGTTTGAACTCCAGACTTTAATTCATCTATCAGTTCCTGAGTAGTTTGACGCTTAGTTAGTTCTTCACGTACAGTTGCAAGTTCAGACTCAAGAGTCTCAATATGTTTCTGTGCATGAGGTACTGACTTTAAAGCATCCTCTGGGCTCTGGTACTTTTTACCCTCTCCAATTACGTCTTGAGCTTCGGTCGGAATCTCAAATGCTTTTGGTTGAGTATCTGTTTGTACAGTCTCCTGGGTAGGTTCTTGTACAGGTGTTTCAGTTGTTTCTGTTTTTACTTCATCATTCATGTTACATCTCCTTTGGTCAAGGTAATAAATTATATAGTTTTGTTAAAGCCTTCTGTATACCTCTTTGATAAGCTTGATACTCATTAAAAGCAGGAAGTTTAAAATACTCTTCATCCATACACTTTCTATTTGAAATATCTACTTGCTCATTAAGATAACTTCTTAACTCATCAAAAACTTGTTTCTTAGTTAAGGCTTTAGCCTTTTCACTTTTTAAATCCATACTATAATTATACCATATATTTAAGTAAAAGTCAAGCTTTTACGGTTACATTACAGGTGGTTCTGTGCCTTCAACAGGTTGTTGCATTTGTTCCATCTGTTGAATATCTTGATTAACCATTTGCTCTTCCATTCCTGGTTGAATTTGTTGAGCCTGTAAATCTTGTTGTATCTGCATTTTTAGCTTCTCTTGTTCAGCAGCTTCAAATAATGCAGCATTATCTTTCATAAATCCATATTGGTCAAAGCCCATATATTCTTCTACCATCTTAGCTACAAGCTTAGGTGATACATGAGGACTAATCATCTGTCCTATTGGACTATTAAAGACACCTAACATGTTTTGTAATAGTTGTGCTCTAGCAGCATAGTGTCTAGCACCTATAGGTCTAATCTTACCTCTAGATGTTAAGTCTGCTTTAGTAATTGATAAGAAATCTTGTACTCCAAAGTCATCATCATATACTTTAGCTAGTTCAGGTAAATCTAAATTACGTTTAGCTGTTTCTAACATTGTATTTAAAATAGGTTCTAAGAACTCTACTTCAAATTGATTAACTTTATTTTGGAATATTCTACCAGCAGCATTCTGTAAAGACTGTACTTCAAAAGCAGTCTTCTCTCCTGGAGTTCTAATACCCATAGCTTCTCTAGGAGCACCTGCCATTTGTTCCATACTATTCATTAAAGCAGCTAACTCATTATTAACTTGGAACGCTGCAGGGTTAGGAGGTAACATAGTAATATTACCATCTTCTTGTAAATGTATAGTTGTTTCAGGTCCCCATTCAAATGGGTCTACTTCACCTTTAATTACCATAGGTGGATGTATAGTTAAATCCATAGCATCTGCTTTTGCATTTTCTAGATGGTCTAGTCTATATTGCATACCTACTAAATTATCTAGAGGTCCCATACCATATAAGTTATCTGGTCTTTTTCTCCAAGCTACATGAGACTTACTATCTTGTCCTATATAACTAGGATTTTCTATATTACGTATTATATAGTTTCTATCAATAATAGTAATGATTCTATTCTTGTATAACTTTTCTTCATCTTTATCATAGAAGTCTCCTTCAAACTCTAGTACTTCTACCATGCCTGACTGATAATATTCTTGTAGTGTACCAAAACCATCAGCTATGTATGCGTCAGCTTTATTAACATCTTCTTGTCTAAACATAGATATAGAGTTTCTAATGTCTAATGCTTTATTAAATGCTGACTTTTTATATTGTAAATCAGGTCTTTGTTCTACATCTAATTTTAACTCACCTACAGATTTAACATATCTAGTAAACTTAGGTGACTTAGCAAAAGAACTTGCTACAGGATTAAATACAATATCAAATGGTGATATACGTTTTAATTTAGGTCCATTATATGTTGTAATAGTTTCTTCTGTTATAGGGTCTACATGTTCTTCATTAACATATCTTACTTCACCAAAAGCATTACCATAATCAATATAATCATAAATTAGTAAACTTACTTCTTCCCTAAACTTAGATTCTTTTAGTTTAGTTTTCATGTAAGCTTCAATAGCTTGTCTTTTTTTAATAGTAGAATCTTCTCTAGAAGCTCCTTCCCACTTCATCCAATTATCATTAGGAAACAATGCATCCATATAGTTTGCATGTAAGTTATCTCTAATCTGTGTAAGTTTAGGTAAGGTAGTTTTATTCTTCCAGGGGAGTGTACTATTACTTGTAGTTGTAGTATCAGTAGCAAAAAGATAGTTTCTTAACTCTCTCCACTCTGTTTCTTTTTCTCTTCTTTGAATCCACCATTGATTATAGAGTCCAGCCATTACTCTTGCTAGATTCTCTTGTCCAATCGCTTGTTCTATTTCAGCTACTTCACCTGCCATAATTTATTCCTTAATGTGTTATACCACCAAATCTACTATGAGTTGGTAAAGGTTTATTAAATCCTAAACCTTGTGTCATTCTAAGTTTAGGAGCTAATGATATTGCCATAGCATTAGATAGTGCATCTTTAATATCATCATGAGGTGGATGTACCATTACTAACTCTTCTTCTAATGTTTGACAGTTACCACCTTTATAATGCCAAACTTGTAAATTATCATACTTTGGTTCTAGTACTGCTCCTACCCTCTGTGCTTTGTCTCCTAAGCTTCTAGTAGGTCTAAATTCATCAACTGATAGTGGGATACCATTTGGTTTAAGATAACTGTCCTTGAGCTCTTTAACGATGGTTTGTTGTGCTACTGTAACCTCAGCTCTTATCTTTCTAAATCCCCACTTTTCCCAACACTTTAATATATGTTGATAGTAGTCTACAATCTTTTCTGTTTTAAATCTATCTATATCTAATACATAATAATTAGCTTGATGGTCTACACCAACAACTACTAATGCAGTATAATCTGCTTGTCTTCGTAAACTAAACGCAAAGTCAATTGCAGCATATATATTTAGTTTTCTATCTCGTATATACCAATCACCATCTTTAACATTCAAAGCAGCTTTATCAAAGTATTGAAAGTTATCTGAGTTTATCCTAGCACTTTCTGTAGTATTAGGGTCATTGTAATATTGAGCATAAAACTGTGTAGTGTCAATATATTTTGCTTTAATTCTTGCCAACTCTTTAGCATCAAATCCAAATGATTTACCATCTTTACGTGCTCTCTTAGCCCATAAGAATTCACCATCTGTTTCTACTACTCTTTGAAATAACTCATACACTTCTATTTCAGATTCTACATCACCTTCATTATCATAGTGAGTTTCTTTCATATTAATCATAGTATCATATATATCTTTAGGATGATACCTAGTTCCTACTACCCATTCTTCTGCGCCTGGATTCTCAATAGATGCTAATTGTGAATAAGCATTTGCTACTTTCTCTCTACCATCTTCAGAATAAGCATTACCAGGTACCACAATATCATCAAGCACAACAATATCGGCATGAAAGCCAGTTGTATTACTTGTAAGCCCAACTGCTTTAACTGTTGCATCTCTAATCCCCTCTAGCTTTCTTTGTGGGTGGTCAACAGCTATTTCAGCTACTGCCCACCTCTCTCGTTTTCCTTCCTCTGGATGTATCATGTTACTCCAGTACCTACGATATATAGGGGAATCAATTATCTGTTTGATAGCATATAACTGTTTCTCTGCTAAGTCTGCTGTAGCTGATACATACAATACAGTAGTCTCAGGATGGTTAGTTACATACCATGCTGTTCTATATGCAGCTAGTTTACTCTTCATATGTCCACGAGGAAGTAATACTAACTGATTATCTTTTCTATCTGTTCTACCCCACCAACTTATTAACTCTTCATGTACTGCTCCAAGTAATAAGTGTGGTGCTACTAATTTAATAAATGTAAGTAGGTCTGCTTCTGCAGCCTCTCTGATTTGGTCAATCTGAGTCATGTTATCCTTTTCTATATTTTGCTGTTTTCTTTGCTACCTTTTTAGGTTGTGCCACATGCTGTTTACCTTTGCTATTACCCTTCGCTTTGGCAGCGTTAGTAGCTTTCTTTTCAGACGCTGATAAAGATTTCCAAGCCGCATCAGGAAGGTATCTTTTTTTACCATTACTCTTCGTACCATCAGAAGTTCTCCATTATTTTTTCTTAGCTTTTTTCTTTTTAGCCATCATTTTCTTTTTGGCTTCTGCTGCTTTTTTCATTCCTACTTTTGTATATGGATACTTCTTTCCGTTTACTTCTGGCATAACTATTTCCCCTTTGCTAATTGTCCACCAAAGTAGAACTCAACTATCATTGTTGCCCATTTGAATATTTCATCAAACTTATATAGTCCGTCTACTGTTTTAAATTCTGTACCACCACCCCATTCAAAAAACAAAAAACTAGATTTAGGAATGTCTATTGGTATTACAGTTTGTATATCAAATAAACCTGCTATTGGATATACTGCAACTAATGCTAAAATAAAAAACATTAGTATTCTTCGATTCCAAGCAGCCATTGGTGATTCTTTATTAGATTGCTCTCTCGCTTTATCTATCTCTACAGACTTAGCTGCTAACGCTTCAAGCATAAGTTGGTGTTGCTCATGAGCTTGTTGTGATTTAATAGCCATTAGCTTAGCAAAAAATCCTAATACAATTGGAATTAGATGTGTAAGTATGCTCATTTATATTGTCTTACCATTTCTGATTCCACGACTGCTCTAAACATATCAGGACTAAAGACACTAAAATCTCCATCCTTCCAAGTTATGTGTATCATATTTTCAGGCGTTACTGTCCAACATCCTTTAACGAAAGAGTGGTTAGTATTCTGTGCTGCTGCTCTAAAGCCCCTCTCATTATTATCACATGGAGTTTTAGCTAGCACTATCCTTGTATTGGGATTCAAATAATAAACTTGATATTGCTCTGCAAAGACTATAGTGCTTATAAAGAGTAATGCTACTAGCGTAATTTTTTTAATATACTGCATACCTTCTCCTTTAGTGAGATACATAAATCTCTACCATAAAATTCCCAAGTGATTGCACCACCTATAAACCATAATAAATACATCATTTGACTACCCATCCATGAGACGCTGCCCAAAGATAAACTAGCCCAACGAGAGCCATTGCTGTAATACCTTTAAGACTCCATTTCCCAAACTCCATAAACTTTTTATCTAACCACTCTTGTAAGCCTTCCTTCATCGCTTGCTTATTCAGTTCTTTAATTTCCTCTGGTGTCATTCAATTGCTCCTGATGGTGTTTAGTTTCTTCTGGATTAGGTTTCATCTGCTGGCTCTGGCACACCACCATCTGCAAGGAATTGTAAATATTCTTGGTAGTCTGTGTTAGCTGGGTCAAATGGTATACTTGCATTATCTGACAATCTAATAATTACATTTGCTTCTTGATTTGTTAATGGGTCATTATATTTTTTATACATAGTTTATAACTCCGCATTTAAAGTTAATCTTGCGTCCGTAGTACTTGCTGCTCTCATGTATAAACCGTGACCAGACGTTAAACCACTAGACACCGTTACATCCAAGTTAATTGAATGTGGGGAAGAATTGGTCAAGGAAATCCCAGTGCAAGTGATTGAGGAGGCATTACCTACTTGCCAATTTGCAACGGCTGACACAGTGAGAGTTGGCGTTGCTCGCATTGAGATTGTGGGTATGACAAAGTTTGCTGTCGTAGTACCACTTGCTGCCCCTATTGAGATATACTCATTTGCCCCAGTGCCACCATAAACTCTTGTATACCTCTGACATAAAGCTAACTGCTGTCCATATTGTAAGTGTTCAAAAGGTGTTGCAGTTGTATTTACTTCTAGTTGGATGCCTGTAAATAAAATATTATTTGATGCATTGTCAAAAGCATTTACTTGACCAACTGCTCTATCAGCATTAGTACCTCCTGTCCAAGTAGTTTCCAGTGTTCCTGAAGAATAGTTTGTACCAACACCCATATAAAAATTTATTTCTAATCTATTGGAAGAATCATTTGTAATTACAGAACCACCTGTATCACCATCAAAAGTTAAAGTTTTCTTTTCCCAAGTATCAGAAGAAAAAACTGTATAAGCCTGTGATATTTTTCTTGATTCTCTTGAGAGTTCTACAATAAAAGTTCCTGTTTTTGTAGATTTTATATAAAAGCTTAAAGTTATCTTTTCAGCACTAGAAGTACCCCATTTTAACTGTTGAATATCTTGACCTTCTATTCTGTATTTTAAAGTTAATTGATTATCTACAGCTAAACTTGCATCTGCTGTTGTGCAATCAAACTTTAAAGATTTAGCAAAACCTTCACCAGTAGGAACATCTGTTGATTGTGATTGTGTAAACCTTACATCAGTTGTACCATTCTCAAAATAATACATTCTGTCTACAGTAAAATATCCTGCATCTGCACCTTTACCTGTCTCACTTATTCCCCTCTGTGCCACTTGCATTGCACCATTGATGATAAGATTCTTACCTATAGCAGAGGATTGTAATGAGCCATCATTATATGTAATTCCATTAGTTCCGTTAATTGCTACACTCATTATTTATTCCCCTTTGGATACTTGTCTTTAATTGCTTTAATATCTGCTTTCCAAGCATCAATCCCATTGTGGTATATATTATCTAGTTGCTCTTGCCATGTTGGATATGCAGAAACTCTTTGTTGTTTGTATGAGTGCTTTGCTATCTCTGTTTCAACAGCATTGTTGTTGTAAGTTACTTCTTTATCATCTTTATCATAAGCAACATCACCACGAATAGTGACTACGCTAGGATAAAGTTTATATATTGCTTCGTGTTTATTCATTATCCTGCAATCTCCATAAGTGTTATAAATGAATTAGAATCATTTGCACCAATAGCAACACTACCTGAACCTGTATTACGATAAAACTTAATTATATAAGTTTGAGCAGATGTAGAAGAAGGGCTATGTAAATTTGAAAAAGGAACATTTCTTTGATTATCTGTTGATGCTGTATCATATCCTGCATAGAAAGCTGGAGTGGTTAATTCTGTAGCTCCATTAAATAAACCAATTCTAACACCAGTATTAACTGCTGCTGTAAATACTGCATTTGCACTTCCTATTACTAATATTTTACTACTTGTGCTTGATGGTGTTATTGTTGCTGTTATTCCACTGTCTACATAAGATGTACTTGTTGTTGATACATTTGATTGCCATAAATAATGTACTACTTGTAATACATTCCCCGCTTTAGGTGCAGTATCTGTTAGCACTGTCCCTGTACTTGCAGGTAAAGTAAGTGTATTTGTTCCTGCTACTGCGGGAGCTGCAACTGTAATAGCTCCAGACGTGTTTCCTGTTAATACTATATCAGCCATTATTTATTTTCCCAAGTTAAAGTTTCTTCATTCCAGACATATTCTTCTCCATCATCTGGGTAAGCTACTGGAGC